ATGCAACAATATATGAACGAGTGTCATGACTTAACCGACAAACTATGGGCTAATAATGACGGGTTACGTTCTCATTTGGAAACATATCACCCCGAATATAATACAAAAAAAGAACATGAAAAAAAACGCTGTGTTGTATCTTATTGCCTTCAAATCGTTGAAAATGACGCTTTACACAAAGCATTTATATATTTGAAGAAAAACAAATATATCAACCCTACTCATGTCAGTCTTGAATATGATGGTCTTTGCTTTGTTCCAAAATCTACAATAAATGATGATGTTATCCACGAATTAAATACATATGTTGCAAAACAAACTGGGTTTGATATAAAATATGCTGTCAAACCTTATAGACCTGAAAACATTTATGACGATATGATTGATATTGTAAAACAAATGAAATTGGATAGACAAGCAGAAAAAGCGAGTCAGTCTTATGAAAGTATCAAAGAACGATTTGAAAAAACTTATGCAAAATTGGGTGATAAACACACGTTTGTCAAAAAAACAGATACAGAATGTTTATTCTATAATCGAGCTAATTTTAGAGTAAATCACGAAGATATTATTTATATTGAAGATGTTGTTGATAAAGATGGTAATGTAATTGGTACAAAAAAGAAGCAATTTATTGACGAATGGTTCAAAGACCCAGAGAAAAAAACTTATATTGATGTGGGGGTGTATCCTGATGCTTCAAAATGTCCTGACAATGTTCTCAACTTATGGATGCCATTTGCTATGGATTTGGTAAAGGAATATACTCCCACGCTAGATGATAGAGAGTTCTTTCTAAATCATATTTTACAATTGTGTGATTATGACAAAGCTGTTTATGACTATTTAATTAAGTGGGTTGCACAAATGATTCAATACCCAGAAGTAAAAACTACTTGCCCTATTATGATTAGCGAGGAAGGTGCTGGTAAGGGGACTTTTATGGAGCTCATAAAATTGATGATCGGTAAAGGGAAATATTTATCTACTTCTACCCCAAATGAATCTGTTTGGGGGTCAAAAAATGGATTGATGAAGGACGCGTTCTTTGTTAATCTTGATGAACTTTCTGGGAAAGAAGCAGTCGGTGCTGATGGACGTATCAAAACTCTTATTAGCGAACCTACTATTGAGATTAGACAAATGTACCTTGAGCGTATTGTTATCCCGTCTTTTCATAGATTCTTTGCAACTACAAATAATGATGAGTGTATTGGTAAGAAAAAAGGCGACAGACGTAAATTCATCATTTATAGTAGTACTGATAAATGTAGGGAGAGATTTAGAAATGACCCTGAAAAATACCAAGAATTATGCAAATACCACGAAAAAACACATACTTTATTGAAAGATGTGAATTTTGTAAAAACCATGTTTGATTATTTTAAATATGAAGTAGAAGACCAACAACAATTCTTGAGTTTGGAAATGCCTGAAACAGAGTTTGACAAACAAGCTCAGGAGATACAAAAACCTGTTATTACTTCATGGGTTGAGTATTTGGCATTGGAAAATAACACTTCATGGGATAATCAAGAACCTGAAAAATGGTCTGCAGCTGTTTTATTTAATGAGTTTAATAGATGGATACAAGAAAATAAAATAGCATATGAGTGTAATAGTGTCAAATTTGGTGTTAGATTGTCAAGATTGAAAATAAAGGGAATCAGCGAACCATTACATTCTAAAAAAGGGAATTATCGTATGATAAATTGGAGAGAAATAGTCAAACATCTTGGTATTGATGGATTTACTGATGATGAAGAAGAAGATTTTTAAGTAAATAAATCCATTGTCTATCTTATATTATACTTTTTATAATATAAAACAAATCCTTACCTATTATCCTTTTATACTTTTATTATATTATATAGTATAGTATAGTATAGTAAGGGTGTATGGTTGAAGGGTGAAGGGTTGTATTTTGAAAGTATATGGGAAAATAAAAAAAAAATAAAAATCAAAAAAAAAATATAATATTTTTTAAAATAGTCGTCCCCGACAGAACTCAAGCATATACCCCTTCCCCCCTATTTTCCACAGGGATTACAGGATTTTAAAATTTAGTATATATATATATATTATATTAGGGAGGGTAGGGAGGGAGGGAGGGTTTTTTTTCCCCCGAAAAATTTCGGATTTTTTTTTTTGGGGAGTGATGTATAATAATATATAGAGTGTTTTTCAATTTCAGCTATCCCATGCTTCCGCAGGGATTACATGGACTATAAATCATATGATGTTCTTTATATCATATAATTAAATATTATTCTATAAGTGAGATATCTTCCAATTTATTAGCAGAAGCATCTTCAAACAATTTCAAATTATGGTCTATAATGCTCTGTTCTATTTTCTTCAACTTAATGATTTTTCTATCAATTTCATTGAGGTCATCTTCATCTAAGAATTTAGCATTAAGATATTTATACATGCACCAGACTGTGACTTCATCAAACATCGGGAGTGTATCTCTAATGAGTTCATAACTTGTAAAGCAAGTGCAATCAAACAGAGTATGGCTTTTGAGCATGTCAGCGACTTTGTTTTCAGGGGCAAGAGCATTAAAAGAATTATCCATCTTTTGTATATACCGAGAAAATAATTATCTAAATATAGCATATAGCAAGATGCCAAAAAGAGCTATCCCAAATCCAGAGATTGAAGTTGAGGAAAATGACGAGATTGAAAATGAAGTCATTGAACCAGAACCAGAAATCCCTAAAACCCCAAAAAAAGTCACAAAAAAGAAAGTTCCAGACCCAGATTTAGGAAGTGATGATGAGACTATTGAAATAAAAAAGCCGCCACCCTTGACACCCATGTATAAGCGAGAAAAGAAGGCTAAAGACCCCAATGCTCCAAAAAAGGAAAGAACGCCAGCCCAGATTGCAGCATGGGAACGCTGTTGTGCAGCCAGAAAGGCAAGAGAAGCAGAGAGATATGCTTTGAGAGAGAAGGAGATGGAGGACATCAAAAAATACAAAGAAAGTTTAGCAAAGAAGCAAACAAGAAATGTTATCAAGAAGGCTGTTAATGTGAAAAAGAAATATGCAGTTGTAGATGAGGTTTTAGATGATATCAGCGATGGTGAAGACATCCCACTTGAAGTTGTTAAACATGCTATTAAGGAACGCAGAGCAAGAGCACAAACTGCATCAAGACAACAAAGACAACCACAACCAAACACCGAATATTATGAGGAGGATTTTGTCCCAGCCCGTCCAATACTCCGCTTTGTATAAATATCTATATAATATATAACTATGGATATTTATGAGGACAGCCGTCTTATAAGTTTAAACTCAAAAGACGCACGCAAACTAAATGGAGATTATAATAGTTCATGTTTTTTTGATATACCCAATATAGTTATAGACCCAGAGGAAGATGTAGAATATATTTTAGCACAAGTAGAAGATTTTGAACTGCCAATAAGCTATTATTTAATTAATGACACGAATGACACACTGCACTATCGCTATAACTCTATTGACACATCAATAACAATCACACAAGGAAATTACAATGCAACAACGCTCATCACAGAATTGCAGCAAAAGTTTAGCGACAATAATTTAACGGCGACTATAATTCTATCAAATGTAACTGGAAAACTGGACTTTAGGTTCTCCGCCCCAATCACAGACATAACATTTTTTTATAATCTGTCAAGGAATCTAATGACTATTTTAGGGTTTAATGCAACAATAACAGGGGTGAGTTTTATAGCTCCCGTCCCGTTGAACTTATTAGGAATCATGAAAGTCAATATATGTAGTAATGCTTTAGCAACAATAAATAACAGGACGAGTTCTCCCAATTTATCAAACAATTTAATCCAGACTATAGCAGTCAATACAACATCATGGAGACAATTAACTTATATTAATAAAACATCACACGCAGGAAGACTTAAGTCAAAGACTTTAGATAATGGTATCGATATCCAGCTATTCGATGATGACGGGAATTTTTTGGAACTAAATTCTATAGATTGGTCGCTCACTATACAATTGAAAGTGTTTAGAAAATATCGCACAAGAATAGACAAAATAAACATGGAGCAATTCGCTCAACCAAAACAAGAAGAGAAAAAACAACCCAATGTTTTAGAGAAAAAGCAAAAAGATGAAGGAACAGGCGATGAAGATTTAGATTTATTATTATCAAAATAATTATCTAACAACTATATATAATGGCTACATTACCGAAAGAAATGGACTACTCTCTTGTTGGGCTTCCTTCCCAAATAACCCAGCAATCATACGTTTCCAGAAGTACCAACGGCAGCGAATTCTCAGCAAACAATGTCGTACAATTCAGTCTCATATCCAACAGAGGCACATACCTTATCAACGACTCTCTTCGCTTGACCTTCCGCATCAAGGTGACTGCTGATGCTGCGGTTGATTCTTCTATCTTGGGAATTCCGGCTGCATCAGTGTGGGATCGATCAAGTGTATACTGCAATAGCGTAGCGGTTGAGGATATAAACAATTATGGTGCTGTTGTCAATGCTCTTTTGCATTCCAAGCTCTCTGTTGCACAGAAGATGGGATATTCTAAGATGTTCGGAAACGAGTTCACAGCGAACGAGGCGAACGATGTAGATTCTTACCAAATCACAGCGGGATCAGGTGCTAACATTTTGGAAGTGTCAATCCCTTTAATGAACTGCCTTTCTATGGCGGAAAAGTATGTGCCCCTCGACAGCGGCTCATGGCTTATCTACCTTACCCTTAGCGACCTTGCTTCTTTTGCCCTTGATGACGCAGCCGGCGGAGCTCCTTCTGCTACTAACTTCTCTGTTGACAACTGCGAAATTCACTACAAGTGTGTTACCCTTCCCCCAGAATTGGACGCCGCAGTAAAATCACAGGTTGATGGTGCTGGTGATATTTACTTCAAATCTCAGTCTTACGCTTCTGCTGTTGCTAATATTCCAAATGGTACATCAGGAAATTTAAGTATTCCGTTCAGCAACTCACTTACCAGCATAAAATCTCTTTGGTGCTTATTCTGTAAAACAACCACATACAAGAACTTCGCTTCTTTCAACATCTGTAACGGCAGTGGCTCCATCCTGTGGAACGTGGCAGGGCGTCAATTTCCGACCAGCAGAATCGATATGACAAACCATGAGGCAGAGGCGACAGCCGAGTTCTTGGAAGCTATCCATGGAGTTCATGCCAGTGACTCAGTCCAGTGCTCTTTGTCTGCAAACAACTTCCGTACTATCAACTCGGCATACGCAGCCGGCGATATCAAGGATCTTGGAAAATGCTACTTTGGTATCAACACTGAGCGTCTTGCTGGAAAGTCATACATGCTCACAGGTGTGTCATCCCAGAACTCTAACATCGCTCTTGAAATTGACGTAGGCGTACAAATGACGCAAAGTGCCAATGTTATCCAAGTATTCAACTATGATCTTCTAATGAAGTACAACCCAGCCCAAAACACTTTGGTTGTCCTTAAATAAATAAACGCGTAGTTTTTTTATAAAAAAAAGTCTTTTTACATTATATAAATGTCAAAAAACGACACAAGTTATTTAGCAAAAGTCTATAAAATCTATGATAATACAAACGGGAATGTCTATTTTGGTAGTACGAAACAACCATTAAGCAAACGATTACAGCAACATAAGATAAGTTTCAAAAGTCATTTAAAAGATAAAAGTAAAAAGAAATGTACTTCTTTTGAAATACTAAAAAACGATAATTACACTATTAGTTTAGTGGAGGAGTTTAGCTGTCAAAACAAAGAACAACTACGAGCACGAGAGCGTCACTATATAGAAAACAACGAATGTGTTAATAAATGTATTCCTTTACGGACAGCACGAGAGTATTATCAAGCGAATAAAGAACAAATAGCAGAACAAAGGAAACAGCATTATCAAGCGAATAAAGAACAAATAGCAGAACAAAGGAAACAGCATTATCAAGCGAATAAGGAACAGATAGCAGAGTACAAGAAAGGATATTACATAGATAATAGAGAGCGTATAGCAGAATATAATAAAAATTATTATCAAGCAAATAAGGAACAAATAGCAGAATATGATAAAAATTATTATCAAGCAAATAAAGAGCGTATAGCAGAACAAAAAAAAACAAAAAGGCACATGAACGCTGTAAAAGACTTGTAATATAAACCATTAGAATAAATTTAGTAAATTGTATAATTAATATATGCATTAATTATATAATGTCTTTGAAAGAAGAATTAAAGAGCCGTAAGCCAAACTTAAGCAACCTGTCACTGATAGCCTATGCATCAACGCTAAGGAATTTATACAAGGCTGTTTTTGACGACAAGCCAATAAAGTTGAAGAATTTTGACAACACAGAAAAGATACTCGATCACTTGAAAGATAAACCAGCATCTAAGCGTAAATCTATTTTAGCGGCATTAATAGCGATGACAG